TCTTCAAACAGAGCCTGACGAGATTCGGCATTGGCCTTCTCTTGGTTTTCCAAGAGCATGGCGGTTACCTTACGGCGATAGGGATCGGAGATAGGTGCAGCACCTTCAGCGTCCAGAATACCAGCCCATTTTTCTTCGAGCAGTGCGTTGCTTTGGTCAATCATTTTGTTTCCTCTTTTGATATGGAATGTTGAAATAAGAATGTCTAATTCTTGATATATTTAGGTAAAATCAATTGCTATTAAATTAGCGATTGGCTTTACCCATGTAGCGCAGATATTCGTCCATCTTGGTTGGTTTGGCTGGTGCATCTTCTGCAATCAGCTTGGTTTCCTCGATAACGGGCGCGCTGGGGACAAAGGATTCACTGATTTCTTCTTTCTTGGGGGCAGAGCGACGTTCGGACTTGGCCTCAAAGAATGCAGTCTTAACGATGTCAACTTTCTTGCGGAAAGTTTCTTCGCTATCAAATGCAAAGTCTTCGGTCAGGGTCTTGAATCGTTCAAAGTCCAATGAAGTGAATCCTGCTGAGGCTTCATTCATAATTTGGGCACGGAGAATTGAATGATGGGTATCGGTCAGGGATTCAAACAGTGCATTGGATCGAGCCAGAGATTCGGTCAACTCGGCTTTTTCCTTTTCCAGTTTGGAAACCATATCCAACTTCTCGTCTGGGAGGTCAACATAGTGTTCCTCAAACAAAGTCTTCATTCCAGTAATAAAAGATTCCACAAGTTCAGCTTTAACACCGGCCTGAACGGCCAGATCATTCTTACTCATCCACTGCTCACTGATTAGGGTGAGGTATCCATTGATTTCATCACTAAGGCTTTCTTCCAATGCTGCTGTCTCTTTCACCAACTTAGCATCAAAATCTTCTTGCAGAGCAGCAGCCTTCTTGCTATACTCTGCTTTAAGGTCTTTCTCAATTGCGGCAACCTGCTCTTTAACGGCGGCTTCAAAAATTACAACTGCTTTCAGTTTGAAATCTTCGGTGAATTCGTCGCCCAACAGAGCATCCACAGATTCCTTGACTGACTTGGTGACGGATGCATCATCTGCATCTTCATCGTCACCTTCAGTATCGGAAGCAACCAATTCGGGATTGATTGGGTTCTCAACGGAAACGGCAGGGATGTCATCTTGCTCATCAGCAGCATCCTTGTCGGCATCATCAGCATCTGGGGCAGGGACTTCTTTGTCTTCTTCTTTTTTCTTTTCAGACAACATGCCCTTTTCGGCCAGTTTCTGACGGACGGATTCCAACAGATCGGCATCAACAGCGTCAGCAGATTCCATGAGGGTTTCCAATTGGGTTTCAACGGTCATTTTGGTTATTCCTTAAAATGGTGTGTATGTTTGTTTACTTAGGGGAAGCCGAAATTTTGGCTACAAAATTCTGAAATGCCTTCAATTTGGCTTCAGTCAATTCGGACTTCTTGGCTTTGGTGATCCGCGACTTTTCTTCCATCAGGTCTTTCTCAATAAAAGACCCGTTCATATAAAGGTATTCTTTTTCTTCCATCAGGTGATCAACAAAAGCCTCTGGAACCGAAGGATCAAATACACAGTCAATTGCTGCAGTGATGATGTAACCGGGCTGGACGATCTTATTGCCGCCTTTTTGAGCCACGGAACCTGCACCCCGGGAGGAAACTCCAATCTTGACCCCATCATTCATCAGGTTCTCCAACATCTTGCCCAATGGGGTAGAGAGAACCTTGGCCTTGCCGTAGTAATAAGAACCATCCTTGGTCAACTCGGTTGTCATTACACAGGCACGTTCTGGATCAACGGTTACGCGCCCCTGTGGGTGAAGAAATTCGCCCAGTGCCCGATTTCGGTCAATATATTCTTTTTGGTAAACAGAAACAGCCTCATCCATAACTTTTTGTGGATAAATCCGACCATTCCGATTTGGCTTATCGAACATCAGAAATGGCCCAGCGATATACATGCGCTTCTCACCAGCATCAACTGCTTCGGTCAAGATTTCCATGTCACTTGAAATATCTCGGATTAGTTTCACAGTTGAATCCCTCGCTCCGGCTGGAACTTTGGTGTATATCCAGAAATCTTCAGAAGACGGATATAGACAGTGCCTTTCCCAGTAAAAGCAACACTCAGGTCAGAGTCAGAAAACTCTGTATCTGCACCATAGATGAATGGCAGGGTATTGGTGTTTTCAAAGAGTGTCACAACCGGAGTTCCATTGCGGGAGATAATGACTTCCTTCAGATCAGCAATGGCTGCATCAATAGAAGACATACCCACGGAGAATGGAGTCCCAGACAAAACCTCATTTGACTTCAGGAGGTCAGTTGACAGACCAATGGTCAGTGTGGCTGGGGAATCTGCATCATTGATGCATTTGACCAGAGCCTCGTTATGATTTAGTTTAACAATTACTTTCCGTGCGGCCATCTATGATAGTCCTCAAAACTGATTTGAAATTCTTTTCCGATTGAGACATAAAAGTCGTCAATTTATTCTTATCTATACTTAGGGAATTTAAAGATTCAATAAGTTCTGGCGAAACCAACACGGTAGTCCCATCGGTCAGACGATATGCATTCTTACCAGCAACCATATCCAGTTTTTTGTATGCACAGACATGTTCGGACAGAGTAAATCTGTCAGAACGAATATCCTCACATATCAATTCGTATTTGCTCTGGGAAAGTTTCTCTCCCATATCAAAAATCACATTAGCCAGTCGAATGGAATTCATTTTGATTTCTTATCGGCAATCATCTGATTGAACATAGTCTTGGATAGAGTTGATTTAGCCTCACGAATGGCATCTGTTGTCTTGGAAAACAGAATACCCGTGATTGCTGCATCAACGCCATCTTTGTCTTTAGCACGAGCCGCATGAACGACTTTCTTGGATGCTTCTTTGTAGTCCATAATGTTTCCTTTATTGCTGCTGTTCTGACTGACCGGGAGAGCCACCCATATCCATCCCCGGAGGCATAAACCACTCGGGATGCTGCTTCATTTCAATCTCCCGTTCCTTATCCATGTCTTCCATTTCTTCCTCAGTCTGCTTGAGGATCATGGTTCTGACATATTTATGAGAGTAATACTTGTCCATATAAGGCTGAATCATTTCAGCCATCTGAATTCTCCCGGTCAGGATTTCATTGTCCTTGAGTTCAGAGAAGTAGTTGTCTCTAAGGAAGTCAAAGTTAATCTTGGACTTGATAAACTGCCAGTCTTCCGGGGCAATGATTCCCTTCAGAATCAACTGAACGCGCAGAGCCTGATAGAACACCTCAGAGAACTTGCGGCGAAGTCTGGATACGAATTTATTGAACTTGATTTCGTCCCGTGTGATTTCACTGGTTCTTCCCAAGTTAAACCCGGCGTCTGCTTTCATCCTTGACATTGGGACGTTCAGGGCAGCATACAACTTGTTCAAGAAGTAATTCACATTATCCATATTGGACATAATGGATGAGCCGGGGAGCGTGGTGATTTCCGTGGAGCGCCCATTCGATCTGCGGGGCATCCAATAATCCTCCAATAATGAGTTTTTTGTATAAATTCCAGCATCCAAAGCAAAGGTATGGTAGTTATGGAATTCCTCATTGCCATCAATTGTCAAGCAACCGGTATCTTGTCTTTCGCTCAGATACTCAATCTTGACAATTTTGTGATTCCTGTATTTGAACTGATCTCCAAGTTCCTTGTATGTCGTGTCTGCATATTCTTTGGCAATTCGGACAACATCATATTTGGTGAATCTATCAAATGATTTTTGTCCAGAGCTAACGCACTTAGAGCTATTGAGTTCAATGAATGTCAATAGCAAACCAGAGGATTCAGTCATGAATTTGGCGGCAGCATCCTTTGTCATTCCAGACTTTGCACAAGAAACAACCGCATCATACATAGACTGACTATATGCAGTTGCATACATCTGCTTATGCTGATCTTGTTTTTCATTGGTCTTAAAGAGTTCCTGTTTGGCGGCATTGCCACGAGCGCTCAGGTTGATATTCTTGGCAACTCCAGATTGACGTTCCTTTTGTTCTGGAGTCCAATTGTTTTTCTGACCTTCACAGAATTTTGCATGGAACTCTGGGTCTTGCATCATTTCAGAAAAAATGCGACGACCCTTGGCATAATTCTCTTGGGGTATCCCAAGTTCTGCAGCACGCTTACCACCAAAACTTCCGGCAATTGCGCCATTTGCATGATGCCATTTGTTATGGTCTCCGTTGTTCATGCGGAACAAATTATTGGGGGAATTGTCAAGAGGCTTGCAATTCATATGATGAACCGTTTTCTTTTCGGCATCAATGAATTTTGGATCAAAGACAAATTCATTCTCAAGTGAGTTGGCGTCTTTCCATGCGGAAACTGCTCGATGTGTGAATACCCATTTTTTGTTTTCGTTGTCAAACAACTGCTCATACCCATACTTGTTTGCTTGGCTGATTTGAGCCTTCTTCCGATACAGAGGAATCATCGAATCACCAACAACCAAATCCTTGGCCTGAACCAAGTTCTTACCCCATACGGGGAATTGGTGTTCATGGGTGCAATCAATAGTCTTGCCGTTATCCAGTGTCAGACGAATAATCTCTGCATCTGGACGAGAAACGCCAGCCCATGTGATTTTTCCGGGAGCAAATTTACCAGTCACTGGGTCGCATGAATATGCCCACAGTTCCTTGTCTTTGTATTCATTGGCGATTTCGGTCAGAGTCAGGGTGCGCCCATCCAGCAGAGGAACCTTGGTATCCATTACCAGACACTGGTGGATTCGATCATCGGAAATTTCACCCGTAGCTTGGTTGTAAACAACTTTGTTCTTATACCGAGCCATCACATCTCGGATATACTGATCGGCTTTCTGTTTGGGGATATCTGCCACATCAATGTAAAAGACCCGGCGCTCAGGTGCCCGAGCCAAGGTATAAACCATATATCGGAGCATATTGGCTGGTTTGATCGTTTTATTTAAATATCCGATCGTCTCACCGGATTCATCTGTAATACCAGATGGCGCATAGATGATATTGTCCGGGGACAGCTTGATGGCAGCATTTGTCGTGGCGTTAATGCCTGCATCATTGAACGCAAAATATTCAGTGGTTCCGGTGATGATGTCAACGCCAGCAGAATTTTTCTGACGTTGAATCTCACGAACTTTCTTGATCTTACGGGGGTCAATAAATCGAATATCTTTGATACCTGCAGCCAAGTCGGATTCGTCAACCAACATCTGTCCATACAGACGACCATCAACATACCATCGCCGGAAAAGGTCATGTCCTTCGGTGTTGAATTCCATCAGAGCCAGTATGTTCTTGAATTCCTCTACAATGGCTTCTTTGATCTGTTCTGGGATAGTCTCATCCCCGGCAACCACGTTAACCTGAACCGGCAGCTTTTCTTCTTCTACAACAATGGCTTCGGTGACGATTTCCTCAATTGCACTGTCGATTTCGGCAACATGAGACAATTGGCGATAACGATTAATCTTGGCGACATCATCATTCAGGCGCCCATTGATGTCAAAAACATGGGCATAATGAGCAGCACCAGCGCCAGTGAATTGCTCAATGGCACCATCCGCCTTGTTCTCGGGAACCAAGGCGGGCGCTTCTGGAGTCTTGCGAATTTCAAAGCCAAAGATATTCAGTTGCATGGGAAAATGATATGGTGATTTATGATTGTCTATTTACGGGGATGTTTTAATTGCCCCGTAAATAGAATCCTCATTTCATCAGGCGTTGACGCCAGTGGTGGTGTAGTAGTTATACACAAACGTCACAGGAAATTGCTCCACCTGATTCCCATTCTCCCAATCAAGTTCGATTGCGCCAACTTCAACAGGCATTGCATCAAACAATTCCACAGTCTTCAGAACAACGCCGTTGCGATCCATCTGACGGATGCGAATGTTGGTCTGATACAAGGTAGGCTGAATGACACCAGTGTTGTTGGTGATGTTGTTGATACCATTAGACCAAGTTTCCAATGCATCCCGAATCTTGAAGTCTTCGTTATAGATCATGCATTGCCATGGTTGAAAGTCTCGCTCCCCCGCCACATTGATTGAACGTCCCATGTAATACAATGGGATTGGAGATACCGTTGATGCTGGCAATGAACCAGAACGGCAGTGATATGTTCCCAAGAGGGAAGCAGAATTGCCAGCAGTAACAAATGCTGGATAATCAATCTCAATTGAGAATGCATTTGGGCGGACGCCGCCGTTATACATTGATGCTCTAAACCCCGTAATGTTGGCCATTTTTAATTTTCCTTTAATGTTTCGTTGTTATGTCAATAAACGGGGAGGTTTCCCTCCCCATCGGGATTAGACTTCCAGTTCGGTGAAGTTAGCGGATGTGCGGGTTGCAATGAAGCCAAGCAGAATCGTGCGAATTGACCGAGTTGGTTTGATGAAGATGTTGGCTCGCATTTCCTGAGAATCAATCACTTCTGGGGTGTTGACACTGGGACCAACATCAACCAAGAAGTCTGTGATGCCCTGACGACCCTGAACATCACGCAGATAAGGATTGATCATTCCAGCAAACAACTGGCGTGTCAGGTCATTGTTCATCTCAAACAGGAAGCTCTTGGAAGCGATTGCAATGGCCTTCTCAAGCACGATAAACAGGCGGCGGACGTTGATCGCGTCAAATGCCGATGGACGAGCCAAGAGGGTTTTATCGCCAAACAGAACCACACCCTGCGCAGGGAATGACACCACTGGGTTCACACCAACCTTGAACAGGTCATCGCGTTGAGCCTTGGTTGGGTTAATAGCCAACTTGGTCACATTCTTGATCTGGCCTCGATTCAGACCACCGGGGGAGAACCATGGGTCATTCAGCATATCAGTGCGGGCGCATGTCCCTGCAATATCAGCATTCAGAGGAACCCAGCGGAACACATCGTTATACTTGTCATACTGATACTTGAAGCCGGTATCCATCACGCCATACGAAGAAGAAATGTTCAGAGCATTGCGGAAAGCAATCACTTTCTCAATGGACTCGGCAGTATCGCCAATAATGGGAGCACCATTCGGTAGGAGACACAAATGCAATACAATCCATGCGCCGTTCAGCCACATTGGAGATCACATAGGCGGCAACAGAAGATGGAACCTTGCCAGTAAATGCCAAGGAAATGTCATGCTGTTCGGCATTGGAGAAAATGTCCCATGCCAATTGCAGATTGCCGGTAGTGACGGTATAGTCATCCATACCACCAGACAAAGTAACCGTCAGAGGGGCTTTCAGAGACTTGAACGCGCCAGCAGAAGCAATCGAACCAAAATCATGTCCTGTTGCACCAACCAATGCAGCATCGGGATGATCCATCCACCAGAGATAGGTGGATTGGTTCATCACATTCCGATAGTAGCCAGAGGTGCCATCGTAGCGCTTACCATTCGATGCCTTAGAAGCATTATCTGCGCGGAAAAGAATCGAGCCAATCTTGCCAGTAAACTTACCATCAACATCAACTGCAATAATGTGCATACCGTCACCAGAAGCACCTGCATCCAATGCCTGATTGGAATCAACAGGAGCGCCGTCAAAATAGGTATAGAACTCCCACTTGGCAGTAGCCGTCAGCCCCGTTCCAGCAGTGGTGTAATTGCTATTGACGGTCAGGGTATCAGCATCAACGATGGTGGCGACTTGCTTGACGATCTTGGTAGATGCAATAGTCACTTCAAAGAAGTCACCAACAGACAATTCGGTGGTGAATGCAGTGCCAGTTCCGGTAACCACGTTGGATGCGTTGGTGACTTCAACCGTGCCAGTAACTGTGCGGCTGTAGGTAGCTGCATCGGCCATAGAGACCTTGATTGAGTTGCCCAATGTGCCGGGATACTTGGCCGCAAACACACCAACGGAAGCCTCGCCAGCCGCATACGATGCGTCATATTCAGCTTCATTCTTGATGGTTACTGCAGTGCCAGCAGCAACGGCATTCTTCATTCCCGCAGTCTGCACTCGAATCAGTTTCAGATCATTAGAATATCCAAGGAAGTTGGCTGCAGAGAAAAATGAATCAAAGTTGTTGTTGTTTGGTTTGCCAAAACGAGCAACCAATGCGGTCTCATCGGACACGCCAGTAACGTCCATCACTGGACCCCATGCGAATGCGCCAACAAAAGCGCCGGTAGTCGTGGATA